CGCCTTCTCGAAGCCTTTCAACAACCATGTCGGCTTGCCCACTGCCTGCTCCTGTCTAACATCTGTCTAACTGCGTCAGCTCCTGTTGCGTTAGACAGGTTCCGCTCAGTTCCGATTAGATGTCAGCATTTCTGCGGATGTGCAAGCGCTCACCTCCAGATAATTCCAGCCCGTTCCGGATACGATCTAGGACTACGAATCTGAGGGTCGGACGTTCGAATCGTTCCGGGCGCGCCAATTTTTCAATAACTTAGCGGAATGTCGGGCCTTCGATCCCAGGCCTGTCTAACATTTTGGCTAACTGGCTCAGTTGAATGCGCGCTGATTTGGCTGCACAACCTTCGACGTGAAGGTCTACAATTTCGACGGCCATACTCCTCAAGGTCGGCTTTCCTCGGCCGAGCAGTCCTTTCGCCTCGCCCTCGATTTCCATGAGGCGGCGATCCGGGCGGCTGAGGAAGTGCGGAATGCATCGCGCGCCCCGATCGCGCCTCTCGTGCCCATGGTCGTCAACTACGCTTTCGCAGCAGAGCTGTATCTGAAATGCCTTTACCGGGGCGCGGCATGCTGGGGACACAATCTCAGGAATCTTTTCGTCAAGCTTCCGGTCAATGTCTCTGACGAGCTTGCTATGCGATATCTCGTTTGCACCGGCCGGCCGCGGGCTGCGATGGACCAAGATCTGAAAGCCCTGAGCACGACATTTCCGGTATGGCGTTACGTGTTCGAGGGTGAAGGGCAGCAGGTGCACGTCAATCTGCTCGTCGGGCTCGTCCAGGCGGCCTTTGAAACGGCCCGGCACCTCGAGCCGGCATGGAGCTTCCATCCGTACGCGGAAGCGCGCTTCCTGGCCATTCAGCCCCACATGACACTGAAGAATCTCGGCGGCGGCCTGTTCGTAAATGTCATTGACGACACAGGCACCCTGAACCTGCCGAATGCGTGATCAGCTGCTGTGAGCCCCCTCGCGGTCTGCATGTTCCCAAGCGATCCGCCGCCGATGGTCACTGAACCGCTCGCCGTTCGGCCGCTCATTGCGAACGCCATTCGTTTTCCAGGGCTTGCAAAGCTTGCACCCCGCCCGTCGATTCCGGGAGCGCCCTCTTTTGTGATGCATGTCGGATCTCCTAGCGGCTCCTATGATAGACCAAAGGCGGTGCCCCGCCAACGAAGCCGGCGGGCATGTTGAACCTGCGATCCACCCGATAAGCGCTGCAATCACGCTTCTCGGGTCAGCCGCCTAGCATTTTCTTCGATCTGATGACGAACCACTTCGGATGACAACCCGGCAACGGTGTCGTCGGCCAGATCACAGATCCGGTCGGCGCGTTCGGCGAGCAGACGATAATAGCCTGCCAGTTCAACCGGGCCGTAGCGTTGAATTTCACCGACGCTGGCGGGCGAAAGGGAATCGAGCCATGACTTAGCAGCCTGATAGATGGCGATCACCTTGCCTGCCAACGAAGTCTCCAGCTCGCCGAGGTCGCCGGCATTAGCATCAAAGACAGCGAAATAGTTATGCGTGGCCATCACCATGAACGGCCGCTTGAGCGCATCCTCGTCACCGCCCACTATCAGATCCGCCTGGGCTCGTAACAGCGCCGCATATTGGTTGATCCGCGCGAGGGAGGAAATCGTGGCGATCTCATGTGCCAGTGCTGCTTTCAGCGCCTCGATGCGCTTCGAACGATAATAGGCCGCCTGGGCCCAGCCACCGCCGATCGCGAGAAGACCGCCGATAATGGCGCCGATCAGTCCTTCGAACATGCAATGATGATGTCATTGATGTAACCCGCCATGCAAGGTCACCGATCGCCCCGCCAGCCGGAGCCAGCGGGGCAGGTTGGCAATGTCGATGCTTTACACCGCTACCGGCTCGCGATGTGCTCTTGGATTTCCTCGCGCATTTGCTGAACTCGCTCGACGATCAACTCAAACATTTCGCCGCCGATGCTGAGGGATTCGTGGTCATCAAGATGAATGAAAAGCTGGGAGCGATGAAGCGTGACCACCATCGCCTCGATTGCTTCGAAACCCGACTGTAAAATGTCTTCATAGATTAAATCGTTCGCAGGCAGTGCGGCCTCCGCCCCCGTTCGCGAAGCGCGCCTTTCCGTCGCCGCCAGCCGCTCTGCGTCCGCAATCAGCGCATCCCAGATTTTCGGCGTGAGTTCGCTTGGTTCGCACTCGGAAATTGCCCCGCGGGCCTCTTGCAGTTTCCATTTCAAGGCAGCCGCGTCCGGCGCGGGAACATCGAGTAGCAACCGATCCATCGCATCGACGTGGGCTGCATTCAGGTCTTCGTCATGGTCATCGACCGCGAGAGCGGCTCTTTTCTCCTCAAAGTCTGCAAACGCAGCATCCCAGGCCCGCCGGGCGGCCCGTAAGGCCGAGCGCTCGCCGATGCCATCATCTTGGCCGCGTTGCGCAGCAATCTTCGTCATCACGTTCATTGCGTCGTTCCTTTCCTCGCTGTGCGGGCAGGTGCTCGCGGCATCGATGGTACCGCCGGTCGCACGCTGGGCGCGCTTAGATTGCGTTGAACGCTTGGGTTTTATGGGCGTGTGGATCATGAGTTCTTCCCTCGGTTCTGGCCTCTGACAGCCGAACCACGTGGCGGACGTGGTGCCGGGAGAGTCAGAGCCGGCCGAGAGACCGGTGAAGCGTTTTCCCCGAAAGGGTCTTGTATGGCGCCCCGCTCCCGACGTAGAACGTCGTTCAGCGGTGGACGCCAATCCACGCTGTTATTCGGCACTTCTTCCCGCGCCAACGGGCAGAAAATGCCTATCTCGGTCCGGGCTCTGACACCCACGGGCCAGATTGCCCCATCGTGATTCGACGCGCAACCCTCCCCTTCAGGGGGAGCCATGGGCCGGGCGGCTAGCTACTTGATCGGAAGCAGGAAATGAGCGCATTGATTCACCGGTTGAATCAATAGCAACCGATTGATTCAAATAATCGTTTGGCGATTAACCATTTTCGTACCGCAGGTTCTTGGCATGAGAACCGTTGCGTTCGTCCTCGCCATCTCCAGCCTGATAATGGGCGCTGCGGCCGTCGCGAGCACTGCAGCCATGATGCGCCAGGCGACGCGTGTTCTAACGGCCGGGCGGTAATGCTGGCGCGGGCTGGAAGGATCGGCCTTTGGTTGATCGTGCTGAACGAGATCCGCGGGATTATCGTCGTAGCCGTCGTCTTATGGAGCTGGTGGAGCTAAGCTAAGCGCCAAACCATCTACGGTCCGCCCTACCATTATGCTGGAAGATCGCGAGCTTTGGGCCTGCGCCCTCCAGGTTGAACGGCAGCACGGAGACGCTGCTCCGCGCTTCGTCGCCGAGCGCATCAGAGCATTAGCTGTTGCCGGGGACGAGGAGGGCATTGCAGCTTGGCAGGCGATTGCCGGGCGGCTCGATAAGCTCCGTCGGGGCACCTCCCGGGAGCGAGAAAAAGGGCGCCGAACGTAAGCCCGGCGCCCGCGACCCGATGAACGGAAGGAACAGCGCCAGAAAGGTGCTGGGAACAGCGCTGTAAGAGCTTCATCGTGCGAATGATTTAAGCATCCGCACACGAGGATGGTTGACTTCGCTTAAATCGCTTGCCTCTGAACGTCGCCATGATCTGTTCCCTGTGATAACCGCTGGCTCGGGGCTCTCGTTGCCATTAATGGACGGCGTAACCAAGAGGGGCTTTGCCACGATGACTGATCCGGCCGGAGCCAAGAATAAAAGTCGGCTTCCGTGGTGGAATAAGGCCTTGTTTGGCATCGCGGCCGTCATCACGTTCGCGCTTGCGATATGGTCGCTATATCTGGGGCGTGCTTCGACCGGGGCGATAGCCGCAGCACTATCATTGGCGTTTGTGCTGCTTCTACATCTTCCCGTTGTCGAAAGTTTCGAGGTGCTGACCCTCAAAGTAAAGCTTAAATCCCAAGTGGATGAAGCCCATGAATTGATGAACCGGCTACAACGAAATGCCGCCATCGGATCGAAGCTAATGTATATACAGCTCGCTTTCATGAACCGAATCGGCAGCATTAGCTGGCGACGAAAGCGAGAGCTAATGCACGAGATAGACCAGATGCTGAACGTTCTCGGAATTTCTCATGAGGAAGTATCTGCATGGAAGAGGCCGTTTCTTAACATAATTTCCTTTGATCTCTTCAGGATCTTCGAGGTCTCATGGCGGCAGCTGGTGTCGGATGGTTTGAGTAAAGCCAATATGAAGGTATCTTCCTATACCGCCGGCAGAACGGTGGATCCGAATGATGCGGAGTATCAGCGCCTTATCGCAGAGGCGAATCGGTTTGCCTTTCAACAACCATCCTTGGAGGATGTTCTTTTCGAGCCGCGGCTAGAGAATTTGGAATCGTTTACGGCGAGCCGCATAGCCAACGCACCCCTTACTGATGCCGAGCGCGCGCAAATCGAGATCATCCGGCGAGAGGTCGTGGATCTGTCAAAGAGCTGTTGGGCAGATGGCACCATAACCAGCGAAGCCGAGAACTATCTCGAGAAATACGGGGAATATACCCGCACCCGGTTAGAAGAACTTCAGCAGGTGGGACGATAGTCGCCGTAATCCAAGCGCCGTTGCCTGATGCGCCTGTTCCACGCCGTTCGCGATTTCCAATGCGAAATCGTTAATGCCGCGCCGCCGAGATTTCGCCGCTATGAAGTGCCGCGATCGATAGAGCGTGCTCGACGCCGGCCGCGATTCCGATGGCGACTTCATTCTCGGGATGCCCCCGCAGCGCCGCGACGAATGCGCCCCCATCGATCTCGCCGACATGGTCCAGGGCCCTGCTCAGCAGCCCGATCGCGAAGATCGCCTCGTTCATGGCTGGCATTTGCGCGCGATTGCGCTCCGTCGCTTCGCCCGTGGCGAGGGTCAAAGCGACCAGGCGATCCATCAGTTCTTTGTTCGCCGTCACGCCCGCCGCATCCCCGCGAAATGACCTTGGCGGCGCGCCGCCTTGCTGACTTTCGAATGCGCAGAGACGTTGTCCATCAGGAAACGTTCGAAGCTCCTCGAATCCATCGCTTTCACGTCCCAATGATGGTGCGTCTCGTGGCGAATGCCTCCAGCCGGGCCGCGACCGAAGGGCAAAGCTCCAGCCGAATTGTCATTCACGCCGCCGCCCTCGATCATGGACCGCATCGGCCGGGCGAGATGCGCAGGGAGCACCATTTCATCCGGGTGCAGATTGTAGAGGCCGCCACGCACCTGCCAGTCGCCACCCTCGGCCGATGCGAGCGGCGCAAATGACATCGCGCTGGCAAGCGCGGTTGCGGCAGCAGCAGGCGCCAACGCCGGCCCGATGATTGGGATCATCGCCGTAGCCGCGTAGGCGCCGGAAGCGGCCACCGCGGCATTCGACGTGACCTGTGCAACGCCCGTCACGGCCTGCTGTGTGCGGCCGAGGATCAGGGCTGCGAGCTGCTTTTCGAGCCATTTCTCGATCATGTTGCCGAGGGCGTCGCCGATCACGCCCGCCAGTCCCTGCCACATCGACTTAATGCCGTTCGCGAAGGAGGTCTGCAGCGTCAGCATTTTACCGAGCGTGCTGCTCCAAGACTGGCTCAGGCTCTGGATGGCATCGAGCTGCAGCTTATGCGTTTGCTCATCGACCTTTCGGTCATCCTGGAGCCTCTTCGCGTTGCCCTGCGCGTTGAGCTGCGTGATCCTATCCTGATGCTGCTTTTCGAGCAGCTCGATCTGCTGATCGATCCTGCGGTAATATCCTGACTTCTCGCCGAGAATCGCACGCTCGTCCTGCAACTCCTTCAACCGGATCGCGTGCTGCCGGTTCTCAAGGTCGACATCGAGCTGATAGAGTTGCGAATTTAGGTCGCGCTGCTGCTGAACTTCCTCATTGGCCGAGATCGCACCGAGCCGCCGCGCTTCCATGATGGCGTCCAGCTTGGCCTGGATGCCCAGCCGAGCGAGATCGTTTTGCGTCTTAGCTGCCTCCATGGCAAGCGCTTCGCTCTGCTTGGCGTCGTCGGTCTCCTGCTGCTGCTTTTCCTTGATGAGCGCCTGCCGGGCGGTGAGATATTTCCGCTCGATCTCCAGTTTGTCCTTCGCGCTCAGGTCCGCGCGCTTGAGGGATTGCTGCCAGAAATCCGCCTCGGACTGGAGCGAATATTGCTGATAAGTGCCCTGTGCATCCTGCTCCATCGCCCAGGCGGTTTTCTTCGCCTCCAACTCCTCATCGAGCTGCTGCGCGATCGACGGCCCCTTTTTCTTGCGGCCGCCGGCGGTCAGATCCGGGTCGAAAGTGCCGCCGGACGGTTTGGAGCTCGGGAGCAAGCCCACCTTGCCGCCAGTCGGGTCGTAGTTGAGCCCATCCATGCCGGAGCCGAAGGAAAGATGGCTCTTCGCGTCATCGGCCAGGGATTTGATCCTGTCGGTCGACGTTTTCACCCGCGCGACGACTGCGTCCAGCCCAGCATTCCAATCGCCCTGGATGGCGCCCCAATTGAGGGTCAATGCATCCTCGACGATCTTGCCGAACGTCATGACGACGGTGCCGGCGATTTGAATGTCGGCCTTGATCGCCTCCATGGCGATCTTTACGCCATCCTTCATCACGTCGAAGGCATCGGTCGCAGAGTGCACGTGCTCGGTGAGCCAGACGAGGCCGCCGACGGCAGCGGCAGCCGCTACCGCGACCCACGTCAGCGGATTGGCCAGCAGCGCGACCGTGAACTCGATCGTCGCGGTAGTCGCGGCCACGATGGCCTCGGTGACGCCGGTCATGGCCGCGGTTACGGCGCCTATGATCCCATCAATCTCGAACGCGGCGGCGAGCCCCATCACGGCTTCACTCGCCGTCACACTGGCTACAGCCGACGCTATCGCAGCGCTGACATATGGCCCAGCCAGCAGCGTGGCTACGGCAGCGGCGATCGGCAGCAGCGTCTCGATATTATCGGAAACGAAGCGGATCACCTCGCCAAGCGGCTCCAGTGCGGCGGCTACGGTGCTGACAACCGTGCCAAGCGTTTCGAGCGTGCCCGTGATCGCGTCGAGCATGATCTTCGCCGTGCCACCCTCCCGATAGCTCTCGATAAAGCCCGAAATCATGGAGTTGAGGCCGTCGGCCGCCTCCTTCAGGACCGGCGCGAAGGCATCCGTGAGCACGTTCGATACGCCCTGCCAGGCGACCTTGCTTTCGTTCGTGGACTCAGCAAGGGCGACGCCCTTTTCGTTGACCTGCTCCAGCCAGTCACGCAGGCCTTTATTCGCGGCGCTGGCGACGAGAACGCCAGCTGAATATTCCTGCGTTCTGCGATCGAGTTCCGCGATCCCCTCCGAACCGCGATCGAGGAACGGGATCATGTCCTTGCCGCTCTTGCCGAAGAGCTCCATCGCCAGCGCGACCTTTTTCGGGCCATCGTCCATATTCTTGAACTTGTCGGCGACAATCGACAGGCGCTCCATCTGCGTGCGCCCGTCGTTCGCGCTGATGCCGATCGCCTTGAAGGCTTCTGCGACCGCGCCGGTGCCGTGCGCGGCTGTCACGGCATTCTTGTCGAGGATCCCCATCGCCTTGGCAAGAGCATCGACGTCCATGCCCGTCTCGGCGGCGGCGGCCTGCAAGCCCTGAACCTCGGGAACGGTCAATCCAAAAGTCTCGGCGAAATGCTTAGTCTTCTCGGCGGCCTCGCCCATATGCTCGGCCCATTCGCTAATCCGCTCAACCGCGAAGGCGGCAATGAAAACCTCTGCGACCTCCGCCAGTGCTGCGCGAAACTCGCCGAACTGGCCAATGGTCTCGCGCAGATGGACGCCAGTCTCGCTGATGCTGGCGGTAATCCCCTCGAAGCCGTGTTTGGACGGCTCGGGGACATGCGAGAGTTGTTTGATCTCCTGAGTGACCAGCGCGACCTTCGCGCGTGCCTTCTCGGCCGCTTCGGCACTGGCCAGCATGCCCGCGCGCAGCTGATCGGTCGCGCCGGTGCTAGCGGCCTCCTTTGCGAAGGCGTTCAGATCCTTCGTGGCCGCCTTGAGCTCGGCGGACATGATCGCGCGCTTCGCCTGAAGATCGACGACGTCCGCGGTAATTGAAACCGAAACATTATTGGGCACAATTCATCCCCTAATTGAGGCTGGCGGTGGCATCGACGGTCCAGGCCAGGAGCGATATGTAAGCGCCATTGTTGTTGGTGCCGCCGCCCCAGCCGATATCAGTGGGCGTCATGAAGGATGCCCGGGTGAAGCTCGTCAGATTCACCCAATTGTCGCCATCAAGGCTGGTATCAAAATAGAGCGTCGTCCCGTCGTCGCGGATCTGGGCCCAGAAAAGCTCGTTGCGAGCCTGGGCGGCACCCCAGGGATCATTGCTGGCAACCGTGCTGTTGTCCGTCGTGACGTTCGTGATTTTCTCGACGCGCGTCCTCTGCGAACCGGTGCCGTTACAGCCGATGCAAGCCTCGATGCCGGCCAGCTTGGTGCCGTCATAGAAGAAGAGGCCCTTGGTCCAAGCCGTGGTCGATGCTTCGCTTGTCGCCATGCCTCTGATGAGCGCTCGCACGCGATAGGGCGTGGAAGGCGCGGAAATCTTCAACAGTCGCCAGTTCAACGTGGTGCTCGGCATCGTGATGAAAATCGGCCCGGTGCTGGTCTTTTGAAGCGCCGTCGACGTGCTCTGGTTCACCCAGGCGAACGATGCCAGCGATGGCACCGTGTAGGTGCCGCCGCCGCCGCCGCCGCTGCCCGCTGGCGTCGCCCATGTTCCATCCCCGCGCCAGAAGGTCGAAGATGAAGCGCTCGAGCCGCTGTTGAGGTGCGACGTGGCGAGATTGCCTTTCACCTGCCTGCCGAGATCGAGCAGGCTCTGAGCGAAAAGCGGTGATGGGGTGAGAGCCAGCAGCGGAAGCAGGAGGCGGAAAATCTTCATCGGTAATCCCTCAATATTGGTAGGTTGCGAGTAGAACGTCGCCCGTATTGGGCGCGGCTGTCATCGTGATCGTCGTTCCCGACAGCGCGTAATCCTTGCCGGAACCGGGCTGCTGCAGCACGCCGTTGAGATAAAGCTGGATGCCCGACGTCGGCGTGTGTGCGAGCGCGAAGGACGTGTTGCTGGCGTTGATCGCGCCGGAAGGAACCTCATTGAAGACGACAGCGCCGGGCGCCCCGAGCGGCCCGATCGTGGTACCGTTGATCCGGCAAAAGAGACCGGCTGTCGTCGTCCAGCAATCCCCATCGACGGGCGATGTAGGCGCGGTGCCGTGCGGCAAGTTGATGGATGCCGCGGCCGCCGTTGCGGCATCGGTCTGTAGAGTGGTGCCGGACGGCAATTGCTTGACCTGCCCGCTCTCGATGACGAGTGGCTTGTCCGCCATGGCCTATCGGCGCCCGTTCATGAGAAATCCATGATCACTGTGGGCGTTCTCCCGGAAGGGCGGCCGCCGCGACGCGATGGAGCGTGCGCCGCGACGGCCTGGATCACCGGGTCCCGCCCCCGGCAACATGGAATTAGGCAGCTTCGGGCTGGGCGAGCACCGCGGCCGTCTCGTCGACGATCATCTTGGCGTTTTGAACCGCCTCTCGAACGTGATGTGGCTCGACATTGTCCCGCTTGCTTAGCAGCACTGCCGAGAGGTTCGCGATTTCGACCGCATCATATTTTGGCATGTCAGGTTCCTTTCATCTCAGGCCTGGGGAAGCTCCAAAAACCAATCATCGGAACAGTCCCCCGCCTGCCTTGGGTCGGACCGCGACGTCCTCGATGATCCGGGGCGCAGCGGGTTCTTCGAGGATCTTGGAACGCGGGGTGATCGAACGTCGGATGGCTTCGACTTCAGCGAGGCGCGTGGCCCGGTCTATCGGCTCTTGCTCGATCGACCGGCGCAAAGCGGCTGCTTCGGCGATCCGCTCTTCGCGCGATAGAGGTACCGGCGACGATGCTGCCAGTGCGCGTTTGACGCTGATGGCATGGGCGATGCGCGCTTCGCGGTCGCTGGCCTGACTGCGAAGCGCTTCCAGATCGCGCCGCGGCATGGAGCCTTTGACTCCGCTGTCAAGCGCACGTTCGGCCCATTCCTTGAGCGGCGAGGTGTCGATTCCCTTGCTGCGTGCCTGACCAAGCGCGTTCGGATTACACGGGACTGGACACACCGAGATCTCGAGGAGCATTTGCCTCTGGAAATCAATGCCGTAAGGTCTGGCTGGATCGGTAGAAAGCTTCCATTTTAATGGTTTGAACCCGACCGAGACGGCTTTCAGGAAACCACCCCTGACGAGCCTGTAGATCGTATCGGCAAATGGATAGATGTCGGCGGAGGCAAATTCGATGTCGCCGACGAGCTTATTGTTCCTGACCAGCACATTCTTCGCTCGCCCGATCGGCGGCTCCGACGACATATGTGCGAAAAGGGCGACCGGGTTCTTGTTGAAATTTACGGTATCCCATCCGGCGGCGGCAATCACATCGCCGGCGTGATCGAGCGTCTCATCCGAAAAGATTATGTTCTTCCATGTGCGGTCTGCATCGACGACACTTTGCTGCTCGCTGGTGGAAAAACGAAACACCGTGCCATCGGGAGCAGCGCCCCCTTCTTGGGCCGCAGCCCGGAAGTCGTTGACCGATATCAGTGGCATTAGATGGCGACCTTTCCTCGACGAACCTTCTCCACGTCGGCGCTGAGCAAGGCCCTGGACATCAGCTGCCACCCTTGCCACGACGGGCGCGGTCAATCTCGGCGTGGGTGAGCACGCCGGCCTCAATGGCTAAACCCAACTGCTCGCCGAGGTTGGTCCACGGATTAAGATGTATGTACGCGCCGCAGCCGATCACTCCCTGGGCCGGCGGCAAATCTTGGCTGACGAGATTTCCCACGGAACCCCGGAAGGCGTATGCCCTTTCCTCAACGGCCACCCAGGCAAGCGCCTTGAGCAGCCATTCCTTCTGCAGGGCGAACCACTCCGACTTGTAGCTCAGTGCCTTGGCCGTGGCCTCGACTGCGACCTGGCGCACATGGTCTCGTCCGTATCGTTCGATCGCGTTTCGGACCAAGGACAAAGCTTTATGCAGGTCAGCAACGCTCTCATGCTCCGGCAGGTCAGGCAGCGCCACGCCAGCATCAGCCAGACGGGCCTGTAATCTTTCATGCAAGCGCCGGTCCGCATCCGAGACGCGGACGGAGCTTTTGGATCCACCGTTTTCAAGCGCGATGATCCGCGCGAGGAGCGCGCGCTCCTCGGCGCACAGAGCGTTAATCTTCTGAAGAAGCAGGTTGGATGTTACGGCTTCGATGGTGGCGATATCGGTCATGGAGCCGAAATACAGGTTCGCGAAACCGAGTTTCGGGCATCTGCAGGAAAATCGACGACGCCGCGGCGTTTTTCACGATTCGCCCGCAGGCGGCGAACTCGATCAGCGATCGTTTCCCATTCGTGGGGTTGTCCAAACTCGCGGGCGACCTTCATGGCGGCTTTACGGCCGAGACCGCGCGCCAGGAGCTCATCATATCGTGCAAGGAGCCGGGCACCTTCGGCCGCCTCGCGCTGCTTCGTCGTTATCGACAGTCGCCGTTCCTCGGTAGCCGACAGTACCGACGCAACCGCCACATCGAGTGTCACGGCGCCCGACATCGCTAGCCGCAGCGCCCGCTCAACTGCGGCGCGGAGTTCGTTCTGATCGGGCGGCGCGGTCATCGCTCAGCTAGTCCACGAGGCACCGTTGGGCGGCCGGATGCTGGAGCTGCTTTATTTTCTCCCGCCCGCGATTTTTTTAATGGAAAAAAATTCAGGCAGAAAAAAATATACCATTGAAAATGCGGGAAAATCGTCCTCGAATTATTTTCTATTGCCGGCTGGGGACGCTCTCCATTTTTTTCCGTAGAAAAAAAATCTCCGGGTGCGGACCAATGCGGTTGGCGGCGCGCGAGCGGGGTAAAGCTAAACCCCCTACCCCTCGAGGGAGGGCTGCCATCCGCCGTGCTCATGCCGCCTCGGCCCCAGCGTCCACTAGGTACGCTTGCCCATCAGCTCGATAGCGGGTGCGCAGTCCCAACCGGATCATCAAAGCGTTGCTGGAAGCAACCTCCGCGATCGGGATGCGATCGTGACGCGACTGCCTCGCGTTCGGACGATCGTGCTCACCCAGCCTAACATGCCAATATTCATCTTCGGGCTCGATCATGTCATGACCGCCTGGCCATTCCCGATGCTCCGCATTGCTTCTGCTGAGGCAGCACCGACGGTAATCGTACCGCTTCTTTGTCGCTCCCGGCGCCGCAGTTGGGCGGCCTCATCCGGCCGCCCGATCCGCTCAAGCCGGGCCGCGTGCTCCTCGACGGCTTCGGGCGTCGCTGGAGCCCCGCTGCCTGTCTGCCGAGTACCAACCGGCCAACCGCTTGGCCGCTCGTACCTACCGCCTGGGGGCGGCGCTGCGGCTATTACGCGCTTGGTACCGGTGCCGTCTTCGGCGCGATACAGCCAATTGTGCCACGTCCGGTCCCAATCTCGCTTGCTGGCATTCGGGCCGGACGCCGAAAGCCAATGGTTCATGAAGATTGCGGCCTGCCGGTCATATTCTCCAGCCGCCCACGTCGCCACGATGGTGCGCAATGCGTCGGGGAGGTCCAGGACGAGGCAGGGTTTCCAGTCTTGCGGCAGCCGGGTCGCTTTACGCGCGCGTATGTCGCCTGCGGGGATGGGTTTAATTTTTGGGGTCTGGGGGCTTTTATCAAGGGAAGGACCATTTTCCGCATGTTCCGCCGTTTCCACCTGATCCACCGGAATTCCACCGGACATTTCTTCACGCTGACGCCGCTTGCGTTCACGGTCCCATGCACGACGCTTTTCCGCTGCTGGATCGACCGGACGAAGTTCCGCTTCCATCTCGGCTATGGCTGCAATGAGTGCGTCGCCTTTGACGCCGGCCGCCATGAGGTGCTTCACTGCTGTTGCGATGATGGTCACACTTGGTGGCCTAATTGGCCGCTGAGCATCAGCATCTCTGCATCCCAATGGCCGCAGCGCCTGTATCGATTGCGCTTGGGAAGCCGGCAGCGCTCAACAGGAAATCGAATGATCTGCACCATCCTAGTCGCGCCGAGGCACGGCCAATCGAGCAGCAAGAGCTGTTCAACAAGCGTCGCGGGCGGCGTGGCCCGCTCAACCGGAAAGCGAATTATCTGTCCAGTCGACCCTTTGCGCGTTGCCACGCTCCGCGCGGGGCTTCGCATCTTTCCGGACATGTCATGCGGCCACGCGAGCTGCAGCGCGCGCGGCGATCCATTCGTCCACCTCGCTTTCGAGATGGCCGACGGCGCGGCCCTTACCGCTTGGGTTCAGGGAGAAACGGCGCGGGAAAAGATTCTGTGCTTCAAGGTCGCGAAGTTGTCGGTCGCAATAGCCGGTCTTCGCTTCAGTCTCGGGGATTCTGAGAACTCGCATGTCGAGGCTCCATTTGGTTCCGGAGCCAACCATCTATATGCGGGCGCGCAACAACGCATGCAAAGGTTTCAGGAGCTTCTATTGTGGTCGGCCTATAAGTTCCTTTCGCTCAGTGCGGCCTCGACGATGGACCGCACGTCTTTCGCGCTCTCGCTCAAGTGTTCATTCAAGAGAATGTCCACGACCTGATAGAGCGGACCACTCGATCGTGCGTCAACTTCGATTCCAGCCCGCTCCAGTATCGCGGCCAGAGCTATGACTAATCCCTGGCGCGGATGAGCTCGGCGGCCGCGGGGGCGCAATTGCTGCGCGTGAAGCAAGGTGGCATGGAAGGTTCGGAGTTGCCACTCGAAGTTATCTACGGATGGGTTGCCTGCGGACCGGGCGGCGTAATCGAAGAACTCGCGAACGCGACGGCCTTTTGCCTCTTCTTCAATCGTGCAATCCAGAGGGATCTCGATTGCCGAAATGAGATGTTCAGCTAGGCCAAGTAAAGATGGAATAGCATTGCCGATTTCCGTCGGATTGGCCTGTTCAGCGTAACCTGCGCGAGCCACCTGATAGTCTTCTGCGGCCTGGGCGATGTCATCCATAGATGCGGCGGGCCAGACCTTGATAACGTTGGCTCGTGTGCGCTCCGAAAGCGGAAGTATGAATGCAGCGGCCGTACTAGAAAGCGTCGGCGCTTTCATGCCGCCGCTCCCTTCATGGGCACGACATTGTCCGCCGGTGGATTGGAGATGCGCTCGACCAGGTCCGCCAGTGCCTGAAGCGCCTTCTCCTTCTCGGCCCGATATGCAAAGCGGTCATAGACGCCCTCCACACCGGCAATGGTATGGCCGAGGACGCGCTCGCTGATTTCGCTATCCACGCCGGCCCGGCGCATCAAAGTCTTGGCCGTTCGGCGCAGGTCGTGGACTACCCATGGCGCCAATGGCTTGCCCTCGTTGGCCGTGGCCAGCTTCTCATCGAAGTCCGCCTTCAACTTCGCGCCGGGCCACATTGCAGCCTCGTCGCGCCCTGCGAATACGAACGGGTTGCCCTTCACTTCCGGCTGCGCATCGATGATCGCGAGCGCCATCTTCGGAAGGTCGATCAAGCCCGCATTGTTCTTTTCGCGGGCCTCGCTGGCAATGTTCCAGGCGCCGTGGACGATCTCATCACGGCGCATGGTACGCACCTTGTCGCGACGCTGGCCCGTCAGCAAACATAGCTGGAGAAACGCTCCGTATTGACCGGCCGCGCTGGCGGTCTTCCAGAACAGTCTCAGCTCTTGATCGTTGAACTCGCCCCTGGCGTCCTGTCCAATGACGCGGACGCGGGCGCGCTCTTTGGGATTGGTGCGTTTCATGCCCCGCACGATCGGCGAGACGTAATCTTCATCACGCGCCTGGTACCAGGCGAAGAGCTTGGAGAGATATGCGAGGGTATGGTCGGCTTGCGTAGGGCCGCCCATGTCGCCATTCGGCCCCGCCTTCCTGTCCTGAATTTTATCGAGCAGGTCGGTCACCGTGCGTCGGCGGATCTCGACAAAGGGCTCGTCACCCCATTCGGGCAGGACATAGACGTCGAAGGTCCGGCGCACTTCCTTCGCCATGCGCAGCGCCTTTGCGTCGACGTGACGCGCCAGGAATTGCTCGCAGACCTTGCGAAACGTATCCGGCGCCTTCTTTGGCTTGGCCGAAGGGAGCGCCTCCTCGCCTGCCTTGATTCGTTTGACCGCCATGCGCGCCAGTGCTCGCGCGGCGTCGATTGGCATGTCATCGGGATCCCCGATTTGCTTCCACACTTGCTTGCCGTCGGGATTGCGGGCGACGACGGCAAAGGAGCGCTTGCCTTTCGGTGTGACGATCAGAGAGAGCCCAGTGGTTGCTTCGTCGAAAATGACCTGCCGCTTCGGTTTCGCTTCCGCAGTGGCAACCGCCTTCTCGAAGCCTTTCAACAACCATGTCGGCTTGCCCACTGCCTGCTCCTGTCTAACATCTGTCTAACTGCGTCAGCTCCTGTTGCGTTAGACAGGT